CACCGACATCCGGCGGCTGGTTATTGGTTTGCCTGTGTACCGGGCATAAACATCAATCACATGGTACCTGCCATAGCTGGTAGCACAGTAAACAGCCTTGATGCTGAAGATAAAAAAAGATACGGTAACACCTCATTGCCCTTGCCTGTGGCTGAAGTTAACAAACGTATCAATGGTGAAAAACAGGAAATCGATCCAGAAAAGTATCCCAGAGTAGTTCATCCGATAGCAGACAGATTTCTCGAACAGGGATTGTTAGAAGATGATGTTAGAGGATTCAACACAAGTTCGCCCAGACGAGAAGCCCCTAGCATGGTATTTGGTATCAGCACCCCAGGTCCCCTTGATCGAAGAGAAAGTGCTAAAAAACAACAGATAGGAAAAACTGACAGCGTGGCTACAGTGCCGGTGAGTAGATTAGGCGGCACACAGTTAGTCATGGATGACGGCAATGACAGATACCATAGAGAAAAATCTGCAGCCGAAGGTCCGGTAAAATACATCGATTTGTTGGATCCTGCTAATCAACGAAAAGGCAATACCGGAAGTGCTACTATTCCTGCCAGCGAATACTTTAGAGTAAGAACTAGAACCGGACATCAGATCTTGATGCACAATTCAGAAGACCTAATCTACATAGCCAATGCTCGCGGCACGGCATGGATAGAATTAACCAGCAATGGAAAAATAGATATCTATGCTGAAGATAGCATTAGCATTCACACAGGAAATGATTTAAACATTCGAGCTGATAGAGACATAAATCTAGAAGCAGGCAGAAATATCAACATGAGAACCGAATCAGGTAAGTGGCATGTAGAAGTGGCCACTGACATGGAGTTTTTAATTAACAATGATTCTAAACTCACAGTAGGCGCCAATCTTGACATATTAGTAGGAGCCAAGACTAAAATATCTACCAACAACGATTTAGATATTGCGTCTGGAGCAGAAACCAAGATCAGTTCTACATCGGATATTAGTTTAGGCAGCGGTGCTGAAGTCAAACTTAATGGTACTAAGATTAATTTCAATGGACCAAATAATGCAGAAACTGCTGCGGCCGCAGATTTTGTGAAGCCATATGATCTCAGAGATAATCCAGCTACTAGCACAGCAGCAGGATGGGACAAGCGGTATCAGGCCGGTATTGTGAAAAGCTTCATGAAGCGCATACCTATGCATGAACCGTGGGCATTGCATGAACATAGAGCACCAAATTTATTGACTCCGGATAAAACGGACAGGGATACTTAATTATGGCCACAAGACTATACAATCAACAAACAGCAGCACAACGGTCTGCTACTGTGACGCAGAATCAAGGACAATTCACTTATAAAGGATTCAGTTCTAACGAAGCCAACAAGAACTTCAAACTGTATGATATCAATCTTGTCAAACAGGATTTGATCAATCATTTTTATATTCGCAAAGGCGAGAAACTAGAGAATCCAGAGTTCGGCACAGTGATATGGGACATGCTGTTTGAACCATTTACTCCCGATGTCAAGGAAATCATAGCCAAGGATGTAGAAGCTATCATCAACTATGATCCTAGATTTGCAGTTACTGAAATCAACATAGACAGCACAGATCAAGGCATGCGTATTCAAGCAGATTTGGTGTATATTCCTTTTAACATCAATGAACGTATGACCTTGAACTTTGACAAAAACAATAGTGTAATTAACTAAGCAGTTTATTTTTAAGGGTAAATATTGGTATGACCACAACCAGCAGACAAAACAATCTCATACTAAATCAAGATTGGACCAGGATTTATCAGACGTTTAAAAACGCTGATTTCCGCAGCTACGATTTTGAAAATCTGCGTAGAGTTATTATCACATACCTACGTGAAAATTACCCAGAAGATTTCAACGACTATATAGAATCATCAGAATACATGGCATTGATAGATGCTGTGGCGTTCCTGGGACAAAGCCTGGCATTCCGCATAGATCTTGCCAGCCGCGAAAACTTTATTGAATTAGCTGAGACCAAGGAAAGTGTGCTGCGTATTGCTCGCATGCTTAGTTACAATGCCAAACGCACTGTGGCGTCCAGTGGACTATTAAAGTTTACAACAATATCCACTACTGATACCCTCGTAGACAGCAACGGAAAAAATCTTGCACAACAGTTAATAACTTGGAACGATCCTACAAATGCCAACTGGTTAGAACAGTTTCTTACTGTGTTAAATTCTGCCATGGCAGACAATACAGAATTTGGCCGCAGCCAAGGCTCTGCTACTATTCAAGGAATTCCTACAGAACAGTATAGATTCCGTACAGTTAGCACAGATGTACCGTTGTTTTCGTTCTCTAAGACTGTGGCTAGCAGAGGCATGAGTTTTGAAATAGTTAGCACCGCTTTTAAAAACAGCGAAAACATCTACGAAGAACCACCAGTTCCCGGCAATCAAATGGGATTTGTCTATAGAAACGATGGATCCGGGCCAGGCAGTGCCAACACAGGATTCTTTGTACAATTTAAACAAGGCACATTGGAATTGGCAGATTTCACAGTGGATGTACCTACTACCAATGAAAAAATTGCTGTAGATGCAGGCAACATCAATAATGATGATGTGTGGTTATTTTCCTTGAACTCACAAGGTGGCCAACTTGAAGAATGGACCAAAGTATCGTCTTTGGTAGGAAATAACATTGCCTATAACAGTGTCACACAAGACATACGCAACATCTATGCTATCAATACCAAAGAAGATGACAATATAGATCTAGTGTTTGCAGACGGCGTCTACGGAAATTTACCACAGGGATCTTTTAGAGTATTTTATAGAACCAGCAATGGCTTATCGTATACTATATACCCCAACGAATTGAGAGGTATTAACATTTCTATTTTGTATAGAAACAAAAGCAATGTTGAGCATACGTTAACGGTTGGGCTAGCACTACAGAGTACTGTGGCCAATTCAGCAGCTTCTGAAGACATCGACAATATTCGTGCTAATGCTCCTGCAGTATACTATACTCAGAATAGAATGATCACCGCAGAAGATTATAATCTAGCACCATTATTGGGTTCACAGAATATTGTAAAAATTAAAGCAGTGAATCGAACATCTAGCGGTATCAGTAGAAATTTTGACATCATCGATGCTACTGGAAAATACAGCAGTATCAATGTATTTGGAGATGACGGATATCTTTACAAACAAGAAGATGAATCTGTGCTGTCATTTAAATTTACCAGCAGGATAGATATCATCAATTTTATTAGACGTAGCGTAGAACCAGTGTTTACAGATGCTGAAGTTTATAATTTTTATTTTACCAAGTTTGATAAGATATTGTTTACAGACGTTAATACTGTGTGGCAGTCTGTTACAAGTACCACAAGCACAGGATATTTTAAAAATGTGGTAGATAACGCTCAACTCAAGGTTGCTGGATACTCTACCAGCGACTTGAAATATGTGTTAGTTAATGCGGCCGTGAAGTTTGTTCCGCCAACCGGATTTAAATTTAAAAAAGGTAAACTGGTTACAACTAACGTAAATGATGCCGACCAGACTGATTACATATGGACAAAAATTGTCAAGATTACTGGCGACGGAACATATGTCAAAGGACTAGGTCCGATCACACTTAGCGATCTAGTGCCTACAGGCGCTGTGGCTCAACGCATAGTGCCAAGATTTGTCAGCGATTTACCAGTCGCACTTGAAACTGAAATTGTTAACCAAGTGTTCGACAATCAAACTTTCGGACTGAGATACGAGATTACTGAATCTCAATGGAAGTTGATCACTGCCAGCAATTTAAATCTAACTAACGATTTTACTCTGGGCAAAGCCGGAGACACTACCAATACTAACATAGACAGTTCTTGGGTAATCGCTCTAGTCAAACAACCTGACAGTTATATTGTAAGAATCAGAAAGCAGTCATATATTTTTGGTAGTGTACAACAGAATAGATTTTATTTTGACAGCAATGAGAAACAGTATAATGATCAAGTAGGAGCAGTGGTTAAAGATCAGATCTCGGTGTTGGGAATTAATACTGGCAAGGATTTTATCACTGAGCTTAAACAAGATGTGCCGTTTGAAATCAGTGATACCATAAAGTTCGATGACGGCTACGAAAGCACCAACGAAATTAAACTAAGTTTTAGAGATGCCGACGACGACGGTGTTGTTGATAATCCTGAATCATTTGAAAATATTGTAGGTCTAGATCAAGATTTAAATTTCTTATTTTTCCTATCGTCAAATGATATCTATGGAACACAAATTAAAACACTTATAGATAATTCAAATGATCTAATCTTAATTAGACAAAAAGAAGCCGGAATAACTTTCAATGATGTTGTGACATATCCAGATCAACAGTTGATATATTTCTATGACTCTGCTGAAAGCATTGTTAAACGAGTCAATCGAACTACAAACACTCTAGACATAGCCAATGAATATACAGCAGTTGTTGGCAGAAGAAATCTCAAATTTCAATATACTCATAACGCCAGTGTAGATAGACGGATTGATCCCTCTACTAGTAATATCATTGACATTTATCTGCTAATTAGAAGCTACGATGAAAGTTATAGAATATATCTCAC